CAGAAGCAGACGCTACAATAAATATTTATTTAAACAATAGTGTTGGTATTGGAGAACATCCACAACACATTGATGAAGTAAATAAACAAATAGAAAAAATAGCTAATGCTAAGGAAAAGTTAGAAGTGTTAGATGAATTTGAACCAGAGAAAGGAACAACGTTATGATGGATCCGTTAGTGGTTGTAGCTAAAATACAAAAAATGATGAGGGAAAACTTACAGAGAGTTGGTGATGCCATGATTAGTGGTGGTGTTGACAATATGGAAAAATATCAGTATATGTTAGGACAAGCAAGAACATATCAATATCTATTACAGGAAATCTCTAACCTGCTAGAAGAAAAGGAGCAAAAAGATGAGCAAGGAAACGTTATCGACATCGGAAAAAACAGTTCCAAAACATAGGAACGCGCTTTCTGAAAAATACAAAGAAGAAGCTAAAGGTGAACCAGAACCTTTAAATCCAGAAAATATTCAAAAACAAAAAGAACAGCTGCCCGAACCTAGTGGCTGGCGACTTTTAGTTTTACCTTTTACACCAAAAGAAAAAACTAAAGGTGGAATAATTATTGCACAAGAATCATTAGAAAAATTACGTATTGCTACAAACTGTGGCTACGTTTTAAAAGTTGGACCATTAGCATATTATGATAAGGAAAAATTTCCTACTGGTGCTTGGTGCAAAAAAGGTGATTGGGTAATCTTTGCTCGTTATGCAGGATCAAGATTACCAATAGAGGGCGGAGAAGTCCGTTTATTAAATGACGACGAGGTTTTGGGTACAATAGGGAATCCAGAATCTGTGCTGCATAATATATAACATAGAAGGAGATAACTATGCCAGACGTAGAAGATAACAAACAAGATCTAGTTGATATAGATACATCAGGACCCGGTGCTGAAATACAATTAGAAGAAGAAAAAATAAAAGAAGTAGAAGTTGAAGAAACAAAAGTAGAAGAAGTAAAAAAAGAAGAGGTAAAAGTAGAAGAACCTGAAGTAAAGGAGAAACAAGAAGTTAGTGAAGAGAAACAAGAAACTAAAAAAGAAGAACCAAAAGAAGAGTTAGAACAATATAGCGAAGGTGTTAAAAAACGAATTGCTAAACTAACTAAAAAATGGCGTGAAGCAGAAAGACAAAGAGAAGCTGCGTTAGAATTTGCTAAAGGTGGTCAGACTGAGTTAGATAAACTAAAAGAAAAATTAGCTAAGTTAGAACCAGGTTATGTAAATGCTATGGAAGGTAAATTAAAAACTGGACTTGAAGCAGCTAAAGCAAAACTTTTAGCAGCAAGAGAAGCTGGAGATATTAATGCAGAAGTTGAAGCACAAAAAGAAATAGCAAGAATTGGTGTTGAAGAGTCTAAAGTTAATACTTTAAAAACTAGATACCAACAACAAGCTAAAGAAACTGTTGCGTCAAAAACATTAGATGAGGCAATTAAAAACCCTGCTACTGACCCAAAAGCAGAAGAATGGGCAGAAAAAAATCCTTGGTTTGGACAAGATAGTGCAATGACTTATACTGCATTTGATTTACATAAAAAACTTACTGAACAAGAAGGTTTTGATCCTAATACAGATGAATATTATGCTGAAGTAGATCGTAGAATGAGACTTGACTTTCCACACAAGTTTGGTAAGACTGAAACAAAGGAAACGACTAAACCTACTCAAACTGTAGCGTCAGCTACGCGGAGTGTAAAACCAAGTCGCAACACAGTGAGACTCACTTCATCTCAAGTAGCAATTGCTAAAAAATTAGGAGTGCCATTAGAAGAGTATGCGAAACAATTAAAAATCACGAAGGAGGCATAAGCATATGACAAACGATAAAATAAAAACTTCCCGTGCGAGTCAAACAAGAGCTAAGACAACTAAAAAAACTGTTTGGACTCCACCATCATCTTTAGATGCACCCCCTGCACCAGATGGGTACCATCACAGGTGGATAAGAGCCGAGACTATGGGTTTTGATGATACAAAAAACATGGCAGGTAAACTGAGATCCGGATATGAATTAGTAAGAGCTGACGAATATCCAGAAACAGATTATCCAACTATTAACGATGGAAAATACAAGGGAGTGATCGGAGTTGGTGGCCTATTGCTGGCTAGGATATCAACAGAGCTCGTTAAATCGCGTGAGGAATATTTTAATAAACTCACAAAAGCAAGAGACGAAGCAGTAGATAACGATCTCATGAAGGAACAGCACCCAGGTATGCCGATCAATCAAGATCGACAGACTCGTGTAACCTTCGGTGGTACAAAAAAGAACTAATAATTTTTTAGTAATTTTTGCCAACGAATTAAATTAATCGTTCATCTTTGATGAACAAAGGAGATAAATATGGCAAACCAAGACGCAGCCTTTGGATTAAGACCCCTAGGCAAAATTGGAGGGTCACCTGATAACAACGCAGCTACTGAATACGAAGTAGCAGCATGTGCTTCAGCTTTTTCTCAAAACGACCTTATGGTCGCTTTGGCAGCAGGAACAGTTGGAATAGGCGCAGCTACTGATAACGGAGTGCTTTTAGGCTCTTGTCAGGGCGTGTTTTTCACTGACGCTACAACAAGTAAACCAACCTTTGCTAATCACCTAGCCGCATCAAACGCAGCTACTGATATCAAAGCGTTTATTACTGACGATCCGCATCAAGTTTATGAAATACAATCGGATGCATCAGGCGCAACTCAACAATTAGACGTTTTCACAAACGCTGATGTTGCTGTTGGTGCAGGTGTAACACCGCATTTTGTTTCTAAAACTGAAGTGACGGATACTCAATCAACAACTACAGCTAACTTGCGAATTATCGGAGTTTCTGACGATCCAGACAATAGCGATTTAACATCTGCTAATTGTAACTTTAAAGTGATCATCAACGAACACTTCTATATGACCGCAACTGGCGTATAATAGCAGAATAGGAGATTAAATTATGGCTATATCAAGAGGACAACTAGTTAAAGAACTAGAGCCAGGTTTGAATGCACTATTCGGCTTGGAATACAACAACTATGCTAATGAGCACGCTGAAATTTTTGACACTGAAAACAGTGACAGAGCTTTTGAAGAAGAAGTAATGTTATCTGGTTTCGCAAATGCACCAATTAAGGCTGAAGGAACTTCAGTTTCATTTGACAGTGCACAAGAAACTTTCACAGCTCGTTACACACATGAAACACTTGCTCTTGCTTTCGCAATTACTGAAGAAGCGATTGAAGACAACTTGTATGACAGACTTGCGTCTAGATATACAAAAGCTTTAGCAAGATCAATGGCTAACACTAAACAAGTAAAAGCCGCTAATGTGTTAAATAACGCGTTCAGTTCATCTTCTGCAGGTGGTGATGGTAAAGAGCTTTGTGCTACTGACCACCCAATTGCAGCTGGAACAGACAGAAACGAGTTATCTACTGCAGCAGACCTTAACGAAACTTCATTAGAGCAGTCTTTAATAGACATTGCTGCTTTAACTGATGAAAGAGGTCTTAAAATTGCAGCTCAAGGAACTAAGTTAATTATTCCTTCTGCGCTTCAATTTACTGCTGAAAGACTTATGAAGTCTGCAGGTAGAACTGGAACAGCTGATAATGATATCAATGCAGTTGTGTCAAAAGGAATGATACCACAAGGTTATACTGTGAATCATTACTTAACTGATACAGATGCGTTTTTCATTAAAACAGACGTGCCTAACGGTTTAAAACACTTTGTTAGAGCGCCAATGAAAACAGCTATGGAAGGTGACTTTACAACTGGTAACGTAAGATACAAAGCTAGAGAGAGATATTCTTTTGGATTCTCAGACTGGAGAGGTATTTTCGGATCACCAGGAGCATAATCATAACATTTTTGTGGCGGAACATAGTTTCGCCACAATTGAAGAATAGAAAGAAAAAATGCACCCTAAAAACTTTAGAATACAAATTAATGCTTATAAATATCATGCAGATTTTGTTATAACCTGCATAGATAGCCCATTAGATATTGAAAACGCAATCATTGACAGATTGGGAAAAAATGATATAAAGTGGGAACATCTTGGAGAAATGATGGATCCAAGAGTAAATAGAATAACCTATGAGGAGGTTATAAATGGTGCAAGCACATCTACAGGACCTTTACAAACAGAAAAGGGGCCTGGAACTAGAATGGGAGCAAGAGCATCTTAACGAGGGTAAATACACTCTCAATATGGTTAGAATCGATCATAAAGTTCGAGAAGTAATTAATCATATTAAAATGGCTGAGGCTAAAAAAGCCCACCTTGATAACAAGGTTGAGGATGCAGCCCCACAAGTTTCTGTAGCTACTTAATAAAAAGCTACATCGTTGAATAAATTCAATTCACATTACAGGCTCTCTTGCGCTTTATTAAAAACTGTTGTATATTTATCACACTATACAAATTAAAATAAATTAAATGTAGACGTGTATAGTCGACATGCCCCTAGGGACTACATTTAAAATATTCTAGGAGGAATATTATGGCTAAAACAACTTTTTCAGGTCCAATAAGATCTGAAGATACTTTTAAAACAATTAGTAAAAACTCCACTACTGGAGCAATTACTGAAATCATCACTTTAGGTGATGGACCAGTTGCATTAGGAGATGAGAACAAAACACTTGACAATGCAACACACAGTGGAAGAACTCTTGTAGTTCCTGCACTTGGAAGTAATAGAACAATAACTTTACCTGCACCAGTTGCTGGTTCTCACTTTAAATTTATTTATGGTGGTGCTGCAGAAGAGGCAGAAAATTTAATTATAATAACACCAGGAAATAGTAATTTCTTCATTGGTGGAATTGTTCATTTAGATTCAAATGCTGACAACGTATCAGTTTATTCTGATGGAAACTCTAACTCAAAAATAACTTTTACAGATTTTGGTTTATTTGAAATTAATATTTTGGCTAAAGATAGTACAAATTATTACATTTGGGGTTATCAAGAAGGTGCAGACGTACCTGCATTTGCAGATCAGTAATAATTAACTTTAATTAGAGCGGGGCTTTAGCCCCGTTCTCTAACAGGAGAAAAAAATGGCAGACGCAGTAACAAGTCAAACAATAATTGACACAGACAAAAGAGCAGTAATTAAACTTACTAATATTTCAGATGGAACTGGAGAAAGTTCAGTAAAAAAAGTTGATGTATCAGCTTTGAACGCACGATCAGCCGATTCAGCCACTTGTTCTAGAGTTACAATAGATCAAGTTTGGTATGATGTAGGAGGATTACGAGCTGCATTAGAGTTTGATGCAACTTCAAATGTTGTAGCTTTAGTTTTAGGTGGTAGTGCAGCAGCAGGACCTGTATCAGGACATTTTGATTTTAGAAATTTTGGTGGAATTAAAAATAATGCTGGTTCAGGTATTACTGGTGATATTGATTTAACAACACACGGTCATACAAACCACGATCATTATACAATAACATTAGAATTAAGAAAATCGTATTAGGGGGTAACTGATGGCCAACACAACTTCCGGCACAGTTACTTTTGACAAAACTTTTGCTGTCGATGACTTAATAGCAGAGGCATACGAGCGAATAGGTTCACAAGTAACTTCTGGATATCAATTAAAAACGGCAAGACGTTCTTTAAATATAATGTTTCAAGAATGGGGTAATAGAGGTTTGCACTATTGGGAGATAGCTGAAACTAATATTGATTTAATTGAAGGCCAAGCTGAATATACTTTTTATAGAGAAAGTGGAGACGGAACAAGTTCTAGCACAAATGCAACATCTAATGTTTATGGTGTGGCAGATATTTTAGAAGCAACTTTAAGAACTGATAGAACTGCAACTGATCAAGCTGATCAAGCATTAACAAAAATAGATAGATCTACATATTCTGCATTATCTAATAAATTATCTAAAGGCACACCTTCACAATATTTTGTACAAAGATTTATTGATAAAACTACTTTAACAGTTTATCCAACAGCAGATTCATCTAACGCATCTAAAGATTTACATTTTTATTATGTAAAAAGAATACAGGATGCAGACTCAACTTACACTGATGCAACAGATGTACCATTTAGATTTGTACCGTGCATGGTTTCAGGGCTTGCATTTTATTTAGCACAAAAATTTGCACCAGATAGGATACAAGCTATGAAACTTTATTATGAAGATGAATTAGCTAGAGCATTATCAGAAGATGGTTCTTCTACTAGTGTACATATAACACCAAAAACTTATTATCCAGGAACATAATGGCAAGAGGAAAATATTCAAAAGCAATATCAGACAGATCAGGAATGGAGTTTCCATATAATGAAATGGTTAAAGAATGGAATGGTTCTTTTGTACATCGTTCAGAGTTTGAAAGAAAACATCCACAACTAGAATTGAGAACAAGAGGCGGAGATGCGGAAGGTTTATTAGATGCTAGAAATGATAGAACTGAAAATGAAGTTATTGCAATATTAGGACCTAATCCTTTTGAAACTATTGCAGCTAGTTCTGGTATAATAAATGTAACAGAAAAAAGTCATGGTAGATCTACAGGTGATACAGTAAGGTTTAGAGGTGCACTTTCTACTTCAAAAACATTTAAAAACCCACAAAATTTTGATGGTATTACTGGATCTAATATTGCAAAATCTGCTGGCTACTCGATTACAGTTGGCAAAAGAGATTCTAGTGGAAATATTACAAACACAACAGACTTCTATCACTTTACTGTGGACACAAACACTGCTACAAGTGGAGGAGTATCAGGAGGAGGAGAGAATTGCTCGGCAGGTCCAGCAACTCTAACGGCATAATATGGCAGGATTAAGTGCATCAGGATTAAAAACACAAATAAGAAGTTATACAGAAG